CGGTCAGCCAGCCGTGATTTCTGCTACCACGCTCGAAGATGGCAGCACGACCGTATCCCCAATCATCACCTTGGCCACCAGGTCATAGGAAAGGAGCAAGCAGAATCATGAGTATTAACCCTCAGACACCGTATATCGTCGAAATCGTGCCGTCCGGTGTGGGCGGCGGCGCTAAAAATGGCATCAATGTCAGCCTGAAACATGCGCACATGGCTGAGATTTGGTGCTTCAACAACAAGGGCGCGGACGCCACGCAGTGCACCTGGACACTCCAGCAATCCAGCGGAAACGCCGGAAGCGCGGCTGGTACTGGAGAGAAGGCCCTAACCGCCGATGTTCCCATTCAGTACAGCGATGGATTCCAAGCAGACAACGCATTGACCGCTGCAACCGCCGCCAAGGCGTACCAGCAGGCCGTTACGCAGTCTGTTACTCAGGTCGCCGTTTTCACGGTGGTCCCCGAACAGTGCATGGATATTAACAACGCATCAACGCCGTTTGACTGTATCACCGTCAACGCCAGCGATCCCGGCGCCGCAAACAGCGTTCATGCCTTTGCGGTCATTTGGCCTCGGTTCGATCCCGTTTCGAATCCGCTGGCCGATTAAGTCCAACCAATAACAGGGCGGATGGTTACCGATGTGTCGGGCCATCCGCTCAAATTCCCCGCTCCATGATCGGAGTGGAAAGGATGGCGTATGTCTATTTATGGAGTTCAGAATATACTCGGCAATCAGTATGGCCGCGTGTACAACAAATCAACACATGAAACGCTGCGCATTGAAGGCGCGTCGGTATTCTTCGCCGATGACTTTCTAGGCAAATATGAGAATGTCTATATTGCCGCCGACAATAGCGCTGGCCCGTGGATTGAAAAACTTACCGGCGCGGCCCCTCCTACGATCGTGATGCTTGATTCAATCGGAGGCGGAGCGCTGTCGTTCAACCTGACCGCCGATGAACAGAAGCAGGAAGCGGGAATCTATTTTAATAATTACAAAAACTTCAACATTGACAAGGGTGTGATTTTCGAAGCCCGCGTTGCGGTCCATACAGCGCCCACCGCGCAAAGCGAATTGTATTTCGGTGTTGCGAATGATTACGTCGAAGGTCCTATCGCAGAAGCCGATGCGGGGCCAACGGTTCACGCTCTGTTCTGCTATGACGGAGCATTGACACCTACAATCCACACGGACGATGCCACTACCGACACCGACGCCGTAGCGACCAGCGTAACCTCAGTTCTGGATACCTATGCGATATTCAGGATTGACGCATCTGTTCCGGCAAGCGCCAAGTTTTACATCAATGGCGTCCGCGTTGGTTCCAGCTCCACGTTCGACCTATCGGCTGGAGCAAATGTTGTGGTTCAGCCGTTTATCATGGCGCACAAGGAAGCGGGTGTCGGTGTCGGCTCGATGTATCTCGACTACGTGAAGATGTGGCAGCTTTCGAGGTAGCATGAAATCAATCAGACTGAAAATTGACATTCCTTTTCTTCGGCGCTATCTCACGGCGGGTATGGTTATCGGCCTACCCGCCGACATCGCCGATGATTTGATCCGATGTGAACTCGCCGACACAGTAGAGCCGGAGCGGGCGGCGGTCGTACCTGACGAGAAGAGGGATAACCCGAAACCGGCGTCTAACCCCATCCATCGGCGGGCATCGCAAGGTGTCCGCCGATAAAGGAAATATGAAACCACTCATCGCATTATGCCTATTTCTTCTCGCCGCTCCAGCCATGGCGCAGCAGCTAACCTTCGCGTGGGATCTTTCGCCAGACGATTCCTTGCTCGGTGCGGCCGGCGGCTATCGCCTCTACCAGAGCAAAACGAGGGGGGTTTATTCCACTTCTCCAGTTGCCACGGTCGCTCCGGGAGTATCCACTATTTCCATCACGGTAAGCGCCTTGGGCCGTCATTATTGGGTTGCCACCGCTTTTTCAGAGGATGGCACAGAATCGGATTACAGCAATGAGGTATCGACCGTCATCAAGCCGAAGCCTCCGAAGCTAAACACGGTGCAGCAAGTGGCTAGCGCTGTAAGGGACGCGGTTGCGAGGGTAGCTGGGTTATTCAAGGAAAAGAAGAATCTCAGGATAAAGTAAATGGCCTACACAGTTTATTACGACACGCCGGGGACGATCCTGACATATGATCAGGTGAATACCGCTGTATCTAATCTTGCAACCGCAGAGGGCTGGACTTATCAAAGTTTCGGTCAGTCCGAACGGGGGCGTGATATCAATGGAGTAATTATCAATGGCGGGTCTTACGCGAAAACAGTCCTGATTGATGGCGGTATCCATGGCAATGAAACATGGGGAGTGCGGTCAGTTGTCGATTTCCTAAACTATATGGCCGCGCAGTCTCCTGCCATTTACACTTCCTATAGGTTTGTGGTAGTTCCGATTGTCAATCCAGATGGCTACGTTGCTGGAACACGAAAAAACAATAATAATCTCGACGATGACCTATTAGATCCATGGCCCCGCACGGTAGACCTGAATAGAAACTTCTCTATTGGATGGGGGCTTGGTTCGGCATCAACCGATCCCGCAAACGATAATTACCAAGGGCCAGAGGCAGAGTCAGAGTCCGAAACCGATGCAATGGTTTCGCTGCTTGCGACCTATGGACCGCACTACCACATCACGGTACACACCCCGCTTGATATTATAATTTGCGGTAGGGCTAATCATGCCGTTAGACAAGTCGCTGTATCCAGCGCGCTTGCGACAAATGAATTCACTAATTACGATTGGACCACAGTTGTTCTATCTGGGCAGCTCACAAATTATAGCAACAGCCTTGGAATCGAGGCGTACAACATAGAGCTGAACACCGCTACGACAATTCACGAGGAAGTGAATAGATATATCTGCTCTGTTCTCGCGTTCATGGATTCGTTTGACTCCGAAAGCCTCCCGGCAACGAATGATTTTAGTGGCGATGCGAATTGCAAAGCATGGTGGAGATTCAACACGGATGGCATTGGCTATGATGCCATGGGAAGCGATCCATCGGATACGAGCCTGGCCAATGTACTCACGAGTGCCGGGTGCGTGCTTGACGAAACGAATTTCGTAGAAGGTGATGCGTCGGCGTATCTCAATCGCGCGGATGGTGGGGATCATTTACGACGCACTGATACGAGCCTCCTCACGGGATTTCCTCTCAAAAGCAGTGAGAGCAACAAGGCATTCGGGGCAACAATTTGGATAAGACCAGAGGATCTCCCGGCAAATACGGAGCTGCGGACTATCTACTCAAAGTACGATGCGGGCGCAGTGAATAAAAGATGTTTTGCTCTTTTCATTTATAATGACGCCGGGACGTATTATCTGCGGGCAAATTTTGGGTATGCCAGTGGGGTGTCTATAGAGCCTATCAATACGCTGACGTTTTCACCCGTCGTGGACACGCAGTATATGGTTGCATTTACATTTGATGATTCGGATAAATCATGGCACGCAGAAGTATGGGACGACACGGAACAACTTGCTACAGAAGATGGCACTTACACAAATGCCATATCGCTGACAACTGCGCCGTTTGTAATTGGTGGGACGTACACTGGTGGCTCGATATATACGGGATTTCTATTTGATGGACGCGTTGATGAATGCGCTATATTTGCCGAAAAGCTGTCATCGACAAAAATAGCCTCGATCTGGGCGGGGACGTATGGGGCGAGTGGGGGGGGCGCATCCGTTACCCCAAGCAAGGGAACACTCACACTCACCGGTAAAACGCCGACGGTATCCGCGACGGCCAATCAAAGCGTTACCGCTGGCAAGGGGGCGTTGAGCCTGGCTGGTTATGCCCCCACGGTATCAGTAAGTAATCATATTTCAGTAGCTCCATCGCAAGGTGCGTTGACGCTATCGAGCAACGCGGCAACAGTGGCGGCAACTGATCACAAGAGCGCAACTCCACCGGCTGGAGAATTGACAGCCACGGGGCAGGCTCCCACTGTAGTGGCGACAGCACAAAAAGCCGTTACCCCTGACGCGGGAACATTAACCCTCACTGGCCAAGCTCCTACGGTGGTAGCAACCGCAAATCAGAGCGTAACGCCAGATGCGGTTGCACTCTCATTGACTGGCTACGCCTCAACAGTGACAGCTACCGGAGCGCAGGCGGTGACGGTACCAAGTGGCGCATTGCTCATGTCGGCAAATGTGCCAACGGTAGAAGCAACGGCAGCAGCGGCGGTGACTCCGACTTGTGGCAGTCTCGCACTTTCCGCAGAGGCCGCAACAATAACGGCCAGCGACCACAAGAGCGCAGTACCGGAAGTCGGAGAGCTTGCGGTAACAGGTCAAACGCCGACAGCTACGGCAACCGCGCATGTGAGTGCTGCGCCTTTAACTGGAGCATTGGCGGTTACAGGTTATGCGCCCACTCCATCGACAACTGCGGATCAATACGTGAATCCCGGCGCCGGATCACTCTCAGTAACAGGTCATGCGCCTACGCTGGACAGCAGCGGATTTGTCAGCGTCATCCCGATCGCGGGGACGCTGACGCTCACCGGGTTGCGGCCGGATCTCAAAGGCTATGGCATAAGCTGGATAAGTACGACCTCGCCCGCGAAGCTCTACGGCGCGGACAGTACGGTAATAAAACTGCACGGATCAGACGGCAACGCATTTAAAATAATCAGCTCATAATCGGAGGACATATGGCGGAGACAAAAACCTCCGCTCAGCTCCGCCAGGAATTGGCGCGGGTTGAGTGGACAGAATACCTGTCTGCCCGTAAGGCAAAACAGGAGGAGCGAATCAAGATTCTTGCCGACAAGGCGATGATTAAAACGGCGGAACTTGAGGACGCAAGAGCGAAACTTGCCGCGATAAACGCCGAGATCAAAAGCGGCGTTATCGGCATCGTACCCAAACCCGGAAATGGCGTGGTCGTTACTCCGCTTCCCGGCAATCTCTCGGCGAAAGGAGTGTAAATCATGGCAGCTGGCGCATGGGTAGTATATGACTCCGTTGCTGAAAAGATGGGCGACGGAACAATGGACATGGACGCGATTGAATGCGACATGATCCTATGCTTATCGACCTCGAACTGCGCAACCACGACATTGGCCCTCTATTCCGAAATCACAAACGAGGTTGCCACAGATTTCGGTTATACACAAAGCGGCGAGGTATGCACCGGAACGATCAGCGCGGCCAATCAATGGCTTCGTAGTGCGGGAACGGTGAAGTTTGACTGCGATGACGTTGTGTGGACTGCGGCCGGCGGAAGCATCGTGGCGCGATTCGCGGTAATCAAGGAGCACACAACCGGGCATTTGATCGCCTGTTGCTTGCTTGATAGCTCGCCCGCAGATGTCACCGCAACTACCGGGAACACACTCACGGTCACAATCCATGGAGATGGCGTCTTTTCCGTGGCGAGGGCCGCATAGTGATTACCCGCTCGTTTCACGTTGGAGATCGGCTGACATCGCTGTTGGCCGATCTCTATGAGCCGGACCAATCGCCCGTGGTGCTTGGCGCGGCGGATACCGTGGCCTTCCGCATGGTCCTGATTTCCGATGGCTCCGTTAAGGTCAACAACTCTGCGGCTACGGTTGTGGATGTTGGCAGCGCAACCGCTGGTGCGCCCGCGCAAGTGCGCTACGACTGGGCAGGAGCGGATGTGGATACGGCTGGAGAATATGCAGGCTGGTTCATCCGCACAGCGGCTGGATCCACGGGCCATTTCCCCGTCCAGAGCTACGGCGATCCTCAGTTCAAAATCATCTTCTACGCGGATGGTGCATAATGCCGAGCAAAATCTACGCGCAACCAGCCGTTGAGCCAATCACGCTGGAAGAGGCAAAGCTGCATCTGCGGATCGAAAATGATGACACGCACGAAGACAGCCTGATTTATGCGCTCATCGCCGCTGCCTGCCGACACTGCGAGAACTTCCTTGGGCGTGCCTTGATAACTCAGACGTGGGACTTCTACGCCGATTCATTCCCCCTGGACGGGTGTTCTTACCTCGAACTCCCCTATCCGCCCCTGGCATCCGTCGCAACGGTTAAATACAAGGATACGGCGGGGACTTTGCAGACTTGGGACGCGGCAAACTACATCGTCGATACAATCAGCGAACCTGGGCGGATTGCTTTGGCTTATGGCGTTTTGTGGCCGTCCACTTACGACGAGATACAGGCGGTGCAGATCCGCTTTGTTGCCGGGTACGGACTTGCGGGAAGCGTTCCTCAGCAGATCAAGAATGCGATCCTGCTCAAGCTCACGGACCTGTATGAAAATCGAGGGGATGCCGAGCGGGCATTTGTGACGAACACGCTCGAGCAAGCGATTGAAGCTCTTTTGTGGAGCGAAAGGATTGTTCCGCTATAATGCCAGCTCCCGAAATCAGCATAGGCCAACTCCGTCACCGCATCACGATACAGCGGGCGACGGAAACAAGCGCAGAGGATGCAAGTGTAGTGCAAACGTGGTCTACATTTGCGAACCTGTACGCGGAAATAGTGCCGCTGAATGGCTCGGAATCGTACGTCGCGCAAGGAATTAATGCCTCAGTGGTGTACAGGATTACCACTCGCTACATCGCGGGCGTAGTTCCGAAGATGCGGATATTGTGGGGTGATCGCGTGTTTGAAATAGCGGGCGTCCGCAATATCGATTCCCGTGGGCGATGGCTGGTTATGAACTGTGAGGAGAGTGTGTAATGGCGGACCGCGGCTCAATAGATTTGACGGACTTCCAGAACAAGTTGAGGGCGCTCTATCCCGGAATTGAGCGAGACGAAGTATATCCAAAGGCTATCCGCAAGGGAGCGCAACTCTTAGCCAATCGCATATCGGCCAACACTCCCCTTGGGAAGTCGGAGTATCGGTATCAGTATGGCGGCAAGACGATTATCGTTAAAAACAAGCGTGAGATTGGCTTGGCGCAAAGGAATGTCATTGTTTACCAGCGCAAGAATGGCAAGAGCTTTGTACAGTCCGAAGTAAATGCAAATGTTTCTTTCCTTGTCGGCTACGAAAAGAGAAACGCTTGGTATATGTACTTTAACGAGTTCGGCAGCAAGTACCACGCGGCGCGTCCTGTAATCAGGCCCGTGTTCGACGCTGGCGTGGATGAGGCTTTGCAAGTTGCGGTTGATTTTATCCAGCGGGATCACGATAAGAGGTTGACAGCCTAATGCCCACTCTCGATACAGCAATCGCGGCCCGCCTTAAGGGATACGCGGGATTGACCGCTCTAATATCGACACGGCTCTATGCTCCGCCCATCCCACAGAATCCGACCTATCCGCTGGTGACGTATCAGGAGATCGACACCATTCCGATTCACGTCATGGGCGGAACGGCGGGCATCAGGCATGCGCGGTACCAGGTGGACTCATGGGCGGCAACAATGGCAGCAGCAAAGGCCGTGGCGGCACAAGTGGAATCGGCGCTGGATAACTACGCAGGTACGAGCGACACGATTGTAATTAAGAACTGCTTTTACGAGATGGGTCACGCATCGCCTTATGACGATTCAGAAGGCGTGTTCCGGTATATACAGGATTTCATCATCGAGTACGAAGGCTAATGAAACCCGACAATCTCAAAGCCCTATTGGCGTTGCACGCGCAATGCTCGGCAATGGTGTCCCAACTCGAAAGCATTATCGACGCGGAACACGGTGAAGAGGGATGTCCGCACGAAAACTTCGAGGATCACTCGCTATTCGGCATGAAGGCGCAGGAGCATTTGTACTGCCTTGACTGCAAGCAATACTTTTCGAAAGAGGAATAATTATGGTGTATGGTGCATTCACCCATTGCGGCCTGTTCATCGATGGCATTGACCTTACCGGAATATCCAACATGGTAAAGGTGACGGCCATTAAGGAAGTAAAGGAGCGGAACACGTTTGGCAATACCGGCAAAGTCCGCGTGATGGCTGGCGTGGAAGATGTCACGCTCACCGCGGCCGGATTCATGGACATGACCGCAGCGGGCCAAGGCGTGCAACTCCTCGA